GGGATATGTGGAATTACATCTATTCCCCAAAGATCAGCATGGAGGGGTCAGAGAAATCTTCGTGATGACCCCTTCTACTAGATACATCCAATGGATCGTTGAGTCGATCTCTAGGGTTCTATGTGCTGAGTTGGATTTTGAGTGCCTTACTCACCCAGAAAACAAGGTGAACATCCCTGTGGCTCATCAGGCTAAAGCTCAGATGTCATCTGGAGATAGTATCACTTATTATGACTCCAATGATGCAACCAAATGGAGCCAAAACATTGATGCTGGAAAGATGGGCCAGCTCTTGTACAGGGTGCTACCCGACCCCCTCGGGAAGCTTGTGATTTTGATCCTTGACTTGTGGTATGAGAAGAGAATCCAACTTCCTGATGATTTTATCCAGAGCATATATAATAAAGGATCTGAGCTCCATTATGAGGATGAGATTTATCAAGAACTACTCGAGGGCATTCGGGATGGAAAGAAGACTAGTTACACAGAAAAGAATAGGTCTTGGATCCGAGTCCACTCAGGTTTCATGCAGGGAGTCCTGCATTTCTCATCTAGCTTCTACCATGCTTGTGCGTTGGGTCTGAGGAATCATCTATTTAAGAGCAGATGCGAAAAAGCAAAAATCAGGACCATCAGCACATTTGATCTAGTGAGTAGCGATGACTCTTCTAGAGGTTACACTTTCCCCAGCCCTGCAGTTTACGGCGCTTTCACTGCTGAAGCACTTGCAGTATTGTCAGACTCGGCCCTGATGGGTTGGCTATTCACAGCACCAGGCATTAGGAAATCCATCAAGTCAACCGATGCTGCTCCTGATTTCCTTGAGTTTAACAGCACATGGTTTACACAGTCCGGACAAGTGCAACCTTCTATCAAATTCATTTTTGCTGCACTAGCATGCCCTTCGTCCGAGACTCTCATCGACAGACAAGACATGCTGAACAATCTCATCAGTCAGCTGCTAGAGTCTGGCTCTCCAATCCAAGAATGCCGTATTGTGCAGTTCTGCCAAGCTCTTTACTTCTACAAGATCATCGGTCTTGATCTCACTCCTATTGCAGATGAAATGTGTCAACACCTGGAGGCATCTCCTTTGCCCAGTCTTGGATACTTCGTTATGGATGATTCAAGAATCACTGGAATGGCTGGTTTCATGTACAATCACTACGTACATATGAGGAGGAACAAATCACTATCGAGAATCTACAAGTCCCTCATGGGTTCTAGCACGACAGGACACACTAGTGTAGGTCAAGTTTGCTGTCCTGCAACTATCATCTTCAAAGAAACAATGACCTACAAGAAGCTACGAGAAGAGCTGAATGCAATCATTCCTAACTGGGAGGAAATCATTGAAAAGAACCCATCTCTACTTTACAGGGATTCAGAAAATAAAGAAGAAGAGATGTGCAAACTAATGTACAAGTTTGCGAACAGGTCAATGTCAGAGGCATTCAGTCAGCTAGGTAGAACAGTTCGCACAATCGGGTTCTCAATTTATGCAATTTATGGAGCCTGTGTGACTACAAAGCCAAACTATTCTCTCACCAGCGCAGAGGCTCTTGAACTGCTAAGACAAAATGAACAATATCAGAACTTTGTAATCCAGATTGAACACATGATGAACAGAGATCTGGACGCCGAAGAATCCAATAGCCTAGCGATGATGCACTCTGAGATTATCAAAATTAGGAATGAGGTGATTAGGCAGACAGACAAACAAAAGACATCGCTGTACAAGCTCATCCGGGACCTAGAAGACCGAGACCTAGAGAATGACCTAAATGATGACGATCTCAGGGTGCTTTTCCCTTTGCACAGAATTTATGACAAATATAGAGAGAAAGTTGACTCTCTGAGTTTCAAATACAAAGGACCACTCAAAGACATGTCAAGGAAGAAGACCCAGATCACAATCTTTGAGGACGTGAACAGGCCAGGTGTGGGTCTCCAGGTCCTCTGCGGCAGCAAGTGGTTCAGTATCCCAAGCAACATTGTTAAAAGTATGATGGAAGAATACTACAGGTGGTATCAGGAGATGGAAAACCCCTGGCTAAGAGACACTGCAGCAGAGACAAGAACAGCTGCCATGGCGACATCACAGATTGAGTTGTTTAACATGATCTCACGACACGTGGGGAAGCCAAGGAATATGAACATGCTTGCAGTGCCCATCAGTGTTTCTGCTATTACAGACAACGTGAAGTGTCTGATTCTGAGGAATCAGATCTCCGGTACATCTTATGACTCTATTGGACAGGTGAATCTGGAGCAATCCTTCTCTGATTACATGAGAATAAAGGGCGCAGCTCTTAATATCGCCCATTCGTGCTTTACCCCAGACTGGAAGGTGAATGCCATGATGTCTGTGGTCACCGCTGTCCTTGGCGACATCAGTCTAACCCAGATTGAGAACCTGAACAAGATGTTTGACAGGGTTAGGAAGATACTAATCATGTCCTACGTGCACAAGAGATATTCCAATAAGAATAGCTACGCTGTGTTTGAGGGTCACGAGCTAGAGTGTCTGTATAATGTGCTGATCACTGTCAAGAGTGGCATCCTTGGCCACTGGGAGAAGTACTCACCGAGAACCTTCTGCGTTGAGACGTATAACAGAGACAAAGCAAAGAGGCCCAAAGAAGATCCATGGAAGTATGGCTCTGTCACGTCTTGGCTGGGTAGAGTAGGACTAGTCTGTATTCGAGCAACGTGGTCTTATGATGAGCTCATCACTCTGGAAGCTGATTCTATTGAAAACTTGCTAAAGGAAAAGAACGCAGTACTGAGCCACTTGAAAAATCTGGGTACTAGAACCACAACTCATCCAATTGCCTTGAGCTCAGCCTTCTTGAATGACCGAAATGCTCTTGTTACTGAGAATATCATCTTTGAGTTTAATGGAAGGCTTAACTTGGGGTCATCCACTCTTGTCAAAGGCTGTGCTATTTTGGAAGTAGAGAATCTAGTGGAGTCTCTGCCCACAAGGATGGCTTTGAGAGTTAGCTTCAGAGACTTCCAGTTCAAACTGGATTATTCAAAGGCAACCTCAGACTTTAACCTGAAGCAATCCAAGTGGATCGAGTCTATTAGATATGAGATCAAAACACAGGATTATTGCACCGACTTGGGCATCACGTGTCCCACAAGGAACACAGAAACAGTAGCCAATGGTCTAGATGTGGGTTACGACTTTGTTAGACAGAATCTGTCTGAGGATACTAGATCAAAAATTGTCGACGGAAAGCAATTTGAGGCAGAGATCCGGACCGCTTTTGAGCTACGACTTGGTCTAGCTCACATCTCAAAGAAAGAGGACAACCTTGATGATTTTGACATGGAAGCTGTCATGGCCAATCTAGGAGAAGAGTTTTCTGCACCTGAGGATATGAATTACATCAAGAGTCTTGTATCAGAGATCCACAATGTCCAGATGACGGCAGACGAGGAAGCCGAGTTTATTGGAGATATTTCTCCGCTGGATGACACTGTGCTGAACGAGATCTCTCGACTAATGAACCTTAGTGACACATCTACACCAGAGTCAACGATTTATCACAGGATCAAAATGTACGATTCTTATGTTTCTAGGATCCTAAGGTCGTGGAACGATGAGCTTAAGGGCCTGGTTAGAGTGTCCAAGTACTATGCCAGCCACTTAAGTCTGATTCCCTCTGACCTCATCAGGATTCTGAACCTGGAACTCATCTCAGACCCTAGTCCTGATGACTTCACAATGGAGTGGTCGGAGGACCATACCCAGGATCAGGATGATGAACAGGATCAGGGCAGACCCTGGATTGCACTTGGATCGAACACCTATGCCACAGTGGCCAAGAAGGCAGGAATTGATCCATCCTACACAGTGGAGCACAAGAAGTCCGTGG